GCGCCGCCATATTTCATCGGTATCAAATGGGATGTAGATTTGGTGTGATGCCAGGTCTGCATCGCTGTTATAGGCTGACGGCAAACTCAACAGGCTGCCCGCTTTCGTTGTGGGGTAGTTGCGCTCTGGGGTGGCGTTTACGTTTAACACTTGCCCGTATAAGCCAGGGGTCGTGATGCTGTTGAGGTCTTCGTCGGTCAGTTTTTTGGTATCTGCTTTTCCCGCTGCCGCTTCTGCCGCTTTTGCGGCCACCCAGCTTTGGTAGGCCACCGTCTCGCCCGCCGCGCCAATCTGATGGAAGCGCAAAACTTTTGCTTTTTTGCCGGGCTCTTCGAACTTAAAGTTAAATCGGATGCTGTCGGCCACTGCTTCGGCCGCCGCCGGATTGGCCTCGAATATCCAATTGCCGCGTCCGGACGGCATGATAATTTTATTCCACGTGTTCGCGCGGCCGATTGTCAATGTGCCGTCGGTAATGGTTTGGTCGCCACTGTTGCCCAGCTTTTCATCGGCCAGTTTTTTGCCCATCGCGGCCGACAAGGCATCATCCGTCGCCGTGCCGGTCAGCGTATTGGCCACTCTGACTATGCCGCGCGCGGTAGATGAGGCACGGGGCAATTTGTGGCTGTGGGTATTGCTGACGGCCACGCTCTCGCTGGTTTCGGTCAGGTCGGCAGGCTGCCCCAGGGAGATGGTGCGGTTTGCCGCCAGCGTGCCGCCGCCCGTCAGGCCTGCACCTGCGGTGATTTGGACAGTTTTTAAGGCGGCCTCGGTTTTATTTGCGCCAATCTGGGCAACGGCTTTGGCCAGTTCGGTTTTCAGCCACAGGGTACGGTTGGCCAGTTCGCGCGGGGCGCGGTTGTCGATGCCGTTGGGGCCGCCCATCACGGGGTCGGAGGTTTCCAGCTGGTAGATGCCCGCTTCCCAGCGGTTGGTTTCGGTTAAATTTGCCATCGGTCAGTTCCTTTATGCGGTTCCTCTGTTGAATTTGCCGTCGCGCAAGGCGCGGCCGTTGTGCCTTAAGGCGGCATGTTGGTAATCGAGTGCGGCTAAAACGCAGCGTGCCGGTGCAAATGCACTCAGGGTGTGCCGCAGCAGATCGGCCTGGTCATTGGTGATGGCATGAGGCATCGTGATGCGGTAGTGCGCCCAGCGGTCGCTGTGGCCATAGGCATGTCGGCCGTTGCGGACGATTTCGCCGTTATGCCGTTTGTTGCCATAGCCTTCGGTAATTTCGACTTCGCCGAATCCCAACCGCCGCACAATCTCGCGTATTGCCCAGGGTGTGCCTTTGTAGCGGTGCAGCAGGTACGCGCCTTTAATCAGTTTTCGGCGCGTTTGGTCGCTCTCGGCCAGCCAGTAGCCGTCGGCACCTAAAATGCTGCGACTCTCGGCCAACAGTTCCAAGTGCTCGGGGGCGACCAGCTCCGTCAAACGCGGCATCAGTTTTACCGCGTCAATGTCGCTCATCCTCAAGCCCAAATCGGCCAGCATCCGATAACGCTGGTCGCGTTCGATGATTTCGGCGTAAGTCAGTTCGGCCATGTACTACCCTTCCGCCGTCTCGGACGACGTGCCGATATTGATGGAGGTACAACGCGACCATTGATCCGGTTTGATGACCGTCAATGTCGGTTTTTTCAGGATGACGTTGTAAACACCGTCAACTTTGAGGATGGTCTGGATATCCAAAGGTACGATGTCCAAGCCCAGTTTTTCGCGGCGGGCTGCCTCGTATGCCGCCCATGCCTGTTTTGCGGCGGCGACCACTTCGGCCGTGTTTGCCCCGGTAAATAAAACCAGCTCGGCATCCAGCGTGTAATCCACTACGGACGGGGCCGCAACGGTTACCGTGTCGCACAGCGGACGGACGCGCTCCCCGGACAAGGCTCTTTGCACCTCGTTAATCAACTCCAATGACGGCAGGCCGGTCTTGGTCAATACCGTTACCCGAACCTGTCCACCTATCGGCGCGCCGTCGGAACTTTGCAGATTGCCCACATGGACGTCGCAAATCACGGGGCTGACCCGGCGGGCAAAATACTCATAAGCCCCGACAGGGCCTGCAACGCTGAAGCTCTCAGGTGCGAGCAGGATGCGCCGGCGGTAGGCATCGTCAGACTCTTCCGCCGCACCGCTGGCCGACACCGTGATGTTGGCAGCCGATACGCCGTCAATCGGATTGACGGGCGCGTTGATTTGTCCGGCGGAAAAACCATTGCCGGACACACCCGTCTGCAGGCAGACCGCTTCCAAATCCAAAGTGCGGCCAGCCGGTGAGAGCGTGCCGGACGAGGTGGTCTGAAACACGGTTGCCCCGGCTGCAATCTGAGTGCCTTGTGCAATCAAAACGGTCCCGCCTTGTCCGGCAGCCAACGTAAAACGGATGGTGCAACGGGCGGCGGAGGCTTCAAGCCGTGGGGTATTGACGTCGTCGCCGCACAAATCCAGCATCAGCCCCGTGGCAAAGCGCGGGTGCTGTTGGCGGTAGGCCTCATTGACCGCTTTGCGCGCCAATGTCTCGCGGTAGGCATAGGTATTGATCAGCAGCCGTTCGATATGGGCGGGCTGCAGGGTTTTTCCGCTGCGGGCTTCATAATCGGCGATGGTTTGCGCCAAGATTTCGGACAGATCGTCCGAAACCACTTTGACGTCCTCGCGTTTTAGCTTGTTCAAATCCATGACGCCTGCTCCAATCTGATGTCTGTCGTATAAATCTCACCCGCCACCTCATCGGCGACGCGCCAATAAACCGTCATCGTCAGATGCGGTGCAGCCCCGCCGAAAACGACGTTTTCAACCGCTACCCGCTTCTCCCATGTCTGTATGGCCAGCACGGTTTCGCGCACGATATTGGGGACAAACACGTCTTCCGGCGTGTCCAGCCATTTGTAATGGTCGGAGCCGAAATCAGGACGGGTAACGTCCGCGCCTTTGCGGGTGGACAGGATGTTGCGGATGCATTGGTCGATGTCGTCCGCACCTTGAACCACGCCCGAGCCTTCGGGCGCGAGCTGCCAGTGTTTCGAGATAGGTGCGGCGTAGAACATCAAAAAATCCCTGTATCGCTTATCGATACAGGGATTGTAGGGAAGGCCGTCTGAAACGCCTTTTAATGCTGTTTAATGATTTTTCGGCTCGCCGGTTTGCCCACCGGAATCACCATCGTGAATGTGACTGCCAATATTGATGCCATTGACGATAAGTTCGCCTTCAATGATGACTTTACCCTTAATATTCGCCGCCTCGCCGCCGCCGGCATTACTGGCCGTCAAACCTGCGGTATAAGTCAACCGCCCTTTTACCGTCGCATTACCCGTGATTTCTGTCTCCGGTGATTGGATGTCTACTTTTTTCGCTGCTTTGATTCGGACTTTACCCGGCGTCTCAACGACTACTTCGCCGCTACTGCGGTCGTGCGAGATGACCGTGCCGTTGGTAAACCGTTTGACCCATTTGTTTTGGTCGGATACCGGCGGTTTATCTGCGGCATTGTAAATCGCACCGATAACGCAGCCGGTCTCACCCCGCGCATCCAGCAGGCAGACAACCAGTTCGCCCACATCAGGGAGGCTGTAAAAACGGTTGCCGCCCGCCGCCG